GTTTCAGTTGCAGTTGCTACCGTCACATTTGACGGCGTAGCTGCTCAAGGTGTTGACGTTGCCGTAACAGGTTCAACAGCTGTAATCACAGTCGCAACAGCTACAACATCCGCACTCGGTGTTGCTAAGTTCTCAAGCGATGACTTCGCCGTTGCAGTTGACGGTACAGTCACTGTGAAAGCTTCTGGTATCGATAATGCTCAACTTGCTAACTCTTCAATGACCTTCGGTGGTGACACTGGCTCAGCCGCTACATCACTTGGTGGTTCATTTGATGTTAAGGGTTCAGGCGCTATCTCCACAGCTGTTGTTGGTTCAACCGCTACTGTTTCAGTTGCAGTTGCTACCGATTCAGTCAAAGGTGTTGCAAGCTTCAGCAGCGACTTCTTCTCAGTGTCAAGCGGTGCAGTCAGCCTCGCAGCTTCCCTCGACGATCTTACCAATGTCGACGGTGCTGATGCCGGTGCTGATAAGTCACTCCTCCAGAAAGATGGCAGCACATGGACAGTTGTTGCTCCTTCAACACTCATGGGTCAAGTTAAGCTTGGCGACCTTGGTGATGTTGGTACAGCCTCAACAGCTACAGTTGGTGAAGTCCTCGCAGTTAAGGGTGACAACACCTTCGGTACAACCAAGATGTTCCATCTCTATGATGGCGCTTCAGCTACAACACACGTTGTTACACACGGCCTTGGCCAGAAGTATTGCAACGTAACAGTTGTTGATGCTGGCGACGAAGTTGTGATCCCACAATCAATCACATTTAATAGCTCAACACAGCTCACAGTTGTGTTCAACTCCGCTATTGCATGTAAGATTGTTGTAATGGGTATCGCTACAGCCTAAGCTGTTTTAATGTAGTAAGGAAAGGAGAAGGACTTAGTCCTTCTCCTTTTTAAGTTTCGGTCTTAAAATTTCTAATAAATTGAAAACTGTTCCATAAAACATAAAATTAGTAAAAATATAATAAATAGCTTTGAAGAAACATCTTACGCCTAAAATAGGATCTTTGCTATGAAATTTTATGGAAACGCAAATTTGCAAAAGAACCAATTACAAAATCCATCTCTGGAAGTTGTTTCATCTTTTCCAGCGAATCCTGTGGTTGGATCACTTATTTTCAAAGGTAATACTGTTTATATCTGTGTTAATGTTCAAGACTACCCAGTTTGGGTTCCATTGACACGCGATATTGAATCATATATACACAATCAAGCTGAATCAACCGCTACTTGGACAATTACTCATGATTTGAATTGTGATATTGTGAGTGTCACCGTTTATGATGAAAATAGCAAAATGATAATCCCTAGCGAGATTCAACTTACAAGCAAAACAACTGCAACCGTTACGTTATCAGCTGCTATGACAGGTAGAGCAATTATTTCAGCTGGCGATACTGATGGCATGAGAGCACCAACAGAATAACATATGATAAAAAGTCATTAACTTTTTAACTAAGGAATTGAATCATGAAATTTTATGGCCACGCCGACCTACAGAAAAATCAGTTACAGAATCCAGCATTGGAAGTCATAGATACATTTCCAGCTAACCCAGTACTGGGACAAGTTGTTTTCAAGGATAGCATAGTTTACATTGTGGTTGGATTCTCAAATAATTTACCTGTTTGGGTGCCATTAACGCGCGAAATAACATCTTATGCACATACACAGACACAATCATCGAGCACGTGGACCGTAACTCATAATTTACGTGCCGGTACTGTTTCAGTGCAAGTCTTTGACAGTCTTAAGAAAGCTATCATTCCTGATGAAATTGAGATTATCGATCAGAATACGGTGCAAGTAACTTTAGCTTCTGCTGCAACAGGCACAGTATTTGTGGTTTCTGGTAGTACAGAAGGTAATCAAAAACCAGTTTATTCATATGAGCACACACAGTCATACGCATTAACAACCTGGGTTATTGATCACGGATTAGGATATGAACCAGATGTTCGCGTGTTTATTAATGATCAGGAAGTTCAGCCAGCTTCAATTACGCATAATACTGTGAACAGAACAACAATAACTTTCTCATCACAGCAAACTGGTGTTGCTAAGTTTATCTAAGGAGATAAAAATGTCCTATAAACCTGGTCACTCAGTATTACACACCCAAACAACAGCGTCAAACGCCTGGGTTATTAATTATGGATTTGATGGTTATCCTGTTGTCGACGTGCTTATTGATGTTGATGGTGTTAAAACTAAAATTATGCCAGCATCAGTTGTTAGAACATCAACTGGCACTGTAACTATTACATTTACGAGTCCACGCACCGGCGTAGCTCGTGTGATTTAGGGGAAATAAATATGGCTGACACTACATATATTTTTTCAACAAGTACTGCATCAACTACATGGACAATTAATCATTCCCTACGTTCATATCCAATTTGTGATGTTTTTCTTCATGACGGGCGTAAGAGAAAGCAAGTAACCTAAAAGATGAGAGGAAATAAGGGGACAGGATGAAAATAATACCGGAGTAGGAAGGAAACGACGAGTAGAATATGTAATCGTATTAAGAAAAAGAAGATAGTGGCAGAAGCGCTGAAGAGGAAGGAGAAAA